CCTGCCTCAGGAGACCGTGTTAGGTCTATGTGGCGGATTGATCAAAAGGCTATAGTCCCTGACCCCCTAACGGCGGTCAATGACTATGAAACGCTAAGCATCTATTTTGTGATCGATCGCCCACTTGTTGGGTTCTCGACCACTCAAGTAGAACAGCTATGGGCCGGTATTGAAGGCGCCATCGACAACACTGTGATCGATAAGCTTTATGGCCAAGAATCATAGGGGGTACTTATGAAACTTTCAAGGTTTCTCAAGTATTTAACGATCTCTCACGTTTTATTACGTGAGATTCTTCCAATTGTGGAAGAGATCGTAGTTGAAAAAGAGAAAGAGACTCAGTCTCTTCGCTCCGTTCAAACCCTATCACCGCCTGCTTCTCATAAAACATTTGAAGAGCAGACTGAGAATTACGACCGTGAGGTCGAATCTCACTTGAAATCAAAGGGTTTTACCAAAATCGAGCCTTTAACCGGGTTCGACGGTGTACCCGTTGATGCCAATGTGCTTAACGATCTGTAAAGTGTGTAATTTGATTGCCGTTTCACAACGGAGGAAGACAAACGTGGCTTGAAGTCTCGCTTCCAATTAAGGAGGTTGACTTGAAAAGCAACGTAAGTGATTTCCTGGAGTTGGCACACTCAGTCTATACTGATGCATGTGCCAAGTGTGTCGCTGATGTTTCTGATTTACGTGATCTCGAAACTTTGAGATCACGAGTCAAAGACGAAGGGTTATCTTTTCTTACGATAACTCTTCCCAATTTTTGTAGAGACCTCGAGAGAGGCTTACATAATGGGATTGTTGACGCAAAGCTCTTTTCACGTTGGAAACGTGCTAAGGACTCGGTAATGCCCGCTTTTTTGCAGGGGATTACCCGTCATATCTTTGACTTTGAAACAGGAAAGGTAATATCCGATGAACAACCCCCAACTAAAAGTCGAGGATCTTCAAGTGATATTCCTACTTATCTTGACTCTGTTAGACAAATTTGTCTTACATTCAAGAAGGTGGAGATTGACTGTACACCCGCAAGGGTTTCAGCCGCACTCGAAGGTTTCATCAATATTGAGCAGTCCTTTGACGACTTTCAGCTCTCAAACGAAGACACTGATACTTTTCTTTCTGTGTCTTCTGTGCTCTGGTCTGGTATGGTTCGCGATTTTCGCGTTTCCAATATTACTCCAAAGCACGGTCCGGGAGCAACCGCTGAGCGCATTTCTGGAAACCAGAAATACGCATGGCGGATTTGGCATGATCGTCTTGAGCCTTACTTCCCTCTTGTCGACTCTGCGTACCCTCTGGGCACGCCGGCCGACTCTCGGGAGCTCTTAGACACTAATATTGTGCCAGAACATCTTGAGCAACCTGTTAGGGTTGTGGGTGTTCCGAAAACGTTAAAGGCACCTCGTATTATCGCAATTGAGCCATGTTGCATGCAATACACGCAACAGGGGATTCGAGATTATTTGTATTCTAAACTCGAATCGTATTGGTTAGCAGGAGGTCACATTAACTTTAGTGATCAAACAGTTAATCAAAGCTTAGCGATAAAGTCCTCGAAGGACGGTCGATTAGCAACGATCGATCTGTCTGATGCTAGTGATCGCGTTCCGCGTGATCTCGCATTAGCAATGTTTCAGTCTAATCCGGATTTAATGGATTCGATTGACGCATGCCGTTCAAGGCAGGCGCAACTGCCAGATGGCCATATTATTGGCCCTCTGCGCAAATTTGCGGCAATGGGTAGTGCTCTTTGTTTCCCAGTTGAAGCCATGTACTTCTACACTATATGTGTAGTGGCCTTGCTGAGGGAGCACAACCTTTCTTTAACTCAACGTAACATTTTTTATGTTACTCGTGAGTTATACATCTATGGTGACGATATAATCGTTCCATCGATGAATGCGACTATTGTTCTTGATTACCTACAGAAGTACAATTGTAAGGTAAACATCAATAAGACTTTCTATACTGGGAAGTTTAGAGAGTCATGTGGTGTTGATGCTTACGATGGTGAACCAGTTACACCGGTTTACCTTCGTCGTACGCGTCCTAAGAACAAGCGACAGGTACAGGAACTTGTTTCGTGGGTTGCCACCAGGAATCTCTTCTACAAGAAGGGTTACTGGCGGACTGCTCAACTTATGCAGAATTGCATAAGTAAGATTGTAGGAGATTTACCCTACGTCTCTGAAACTAGTCCAGGACTTGGCTATATCTCGTACCTCGGTTATCGTTCTGCCTCGCGGTGGAACGATGATCTTCAACGTTTAGAAGTAAAGACGTTGATGGTTAAACCAGTCAATCGCACTGATTGTCTGGACGGATATGGCGCGTTAATGAAATTCTTCATCCAGAAGCTTTCTCTTGCAGAAGAGACTGCTCCTGGTGTCGATTCATCATTGACGCATTCGGCACTGCGCGGCGCAGTTACACTAACACGCCGCTGGGTCCCCGTCCTCATTGGATAGGGGTTGCTGCTTCTATAGCAGCTGCTGGGGCCCGGACCGAACTGGGCGACTTGCGGGCCGCACAAGATGAATTGGAGCAGGCGTTGGGCACACTCAGCGCCTTGGCGGAAGCCGATCCGGCAAGAAAGGAGTTGCAGCGTGGCATGACGCTTGCACTGGAGGC